TTTAAGAAGTTAGCGTCAAGTAATTTTGAACTAGTTTGTTGTAATTCTTCAAAGAATCTTGGAGCAGCGACAGCCCAACGATTATCTGTTGGAACGTTTCCGTCATCTAGAAGTCTTCCTAGACGAGCAAGTACGTTAACAGGGTCAACTTCGTCTGTTCCGAAGCCTGTATCTATTGAGTTTGTTGCGTGGTCTGCACCGTAAGTGTTACCTGAAGTAACCGCTGAAGCCATGTTAGTAAGAACTTCTGAATCATAGCTGTCTTTAAGTGCGTATGCACCTGCTGACGTTGCTAGTGTTTCAAAATTAACGTGCCCTTGTCTTTCTTCAATGTCGTCTACTTTAAAAGCAAATGCGTTAGCTTTGTCGATAGTTAATTGAATTTCATCATCTGAAAGGTCTTGTGTGTTAACAGAAGAGCCTCTAGTGTATGCTGAGACAGAGATTGTTGGTTCTTTTATTATTCTTACAGTATCTCCGAAGTTTTCAATTTCTCCTGTATAGTCAGTGTTGGTAATATCCTCAACAACTGAAGCTTTACGGAAGAATTTAAGAACTTTTTGACTGTAAATCTCAGGTAAAAAATTACCTGAAGGCAGATTAGTATAACCTGCTGAGCTTGATATAGCCATGTTAGTATCCTTATTAGTTAAAAGTTAATAAACTAACGGATTCTGCCCTCTCTTCTTGCTAAGTCAATTTCTTTTTCGTACTTCTCAAATTCGTGAGGTTTCATCCGTCTTATTTCCTCAGAGGACCATTCCTTTTTACCTTTATTAGGTTCCGATTTTCTTTTAGTTGGAACATAATCGGCTGCAGAACTAGCCTTCTGTTTCGATGTACGTTTAATACCCTTATCGGCTTTATATAAATCTAAAACTCTCGAAGCCCATCTTGCATCCGTGTTATTCTTAAGAACTCCGTCTGCAATGGAGGGTGGTTGATCTTCTAACCAACTAATAAACTCTTCATCTGATTTAATAGTCATAAAGTCTGGATGTGATCTTAAAAGTTCTTGTTCAGCTTTCTGTTTAGTTAGCTGTACTCTTTCCTTCTTAAGTTCTTCAACTTCTGACTGCAGATTCTTAGTCTTATTGTCGGCTTGAGAATAAGCCACACTTTCTATAACGTTATAAACATCTGGGTATTCCTCTTTGAACTTTTCTAGTTCTTCAGGGGTTTTAGGTGGGTTATAATTAGTACCACCATCAGATGCTTGTTTTGCCAAACTTAAAAGTTCTGTTTCTTTTCCTTTAAATTCTTCAATCTTAGCGTCATAGTGTTTCTTTAAATCATCATACCTTTTCTTATAATCATGTGTAGGTTCTGCTGATTCGGTCTTCTCTACAAAACTAGTTTCTGATTTTGCCTGTGGAGTAGCCTCTTTTTGAGTATCCTCTTCTGGGGTGTCCACTTCTGGTTCGTCTTCTAGTTCATTTCTGTAAGCTCCTTGATATGGAGCAGGTTCTAAATCTTGTTCTTCCTTTAGGTTTTCTTCGTTCATCTGTACCTCAATGGGGGCTGTTTGCTGCAGGTAGCCCATATTAGTTATTAAAGTGATAGGGTTGCTTTCGCAAGTAGCTATCGGTTAAGTGTTGGTCTTATCACCAACTGACATAAGACCCCTGTTGTTCATATTTTCTAGAACACTGGAGCCTATATATTTCGTTAAATTTTTTGGTATAATGTATTCACCGTTGTGCACATTTACTGGTACTTTACCACCAGACTTAAGATTGGTACCTGCCTCTTTAGAAGCTCTATTTACCATTCTTTTTATTGTATCTTTGCCGTAAAGATTTACAGCAGGTTGAGAAAGTACATAATCTCCCTCATTTAAATTCATTGGAACGTCATCTGCTCTTCTAGATGGTGCAGCTTTACCTTTTTTGTCTACTAAACCATAATTCTTTGCTTGGTTACTATTATACAACACTTTGGGGGTTTTGTCAAGTATTTTTCCTCCATCTTTCATAGCGGCTAAACTATTCATGTCAAAACCATTATTTTTTAAACTTGCCTGTACTTCTTCAGCAGATTTTACAACCCCTGTGTAATACGATAAATCTTCTATTTTGTTTTTAGAAATATAAGCTAAATCAGCATATATAGACTCGTACATAGCTTCTAAACCTTCTTGTGTAGGTTGGAAATGTTTAGTATATACTTTACCACCATCTCTTGTAGTTTGATCTTTACCATCATAATATCCTACTCTATTTAAAAACATACCTTTTGCGTCTAAACCTTCTTGATCTCTATTACCTATAGTGTAGTGTACTCCTGCACCTTTTTTACCTTGTGAATAGTGTATTTGTAAATCGCCTTTAAAATTAAAACCTGTTGTTTTTTCTAACTCTTGCATGTAAGGAATCATAGGGTCTAATAATTTTTGAGAAAACTCTACATTAGATGGGTTTGCTTTACTAGAATCATAATCTCCTTGTGAGTATGTGTTCATTTTAAATTCATCAAAGTCAAACGAAGCATAACCTGATTTGTACGAAATTTTTTTAGCTGTTAAAAATTGTAAAGCCATTGCTGCAATACCTAATATAGGGTTTACAGAAAATAAATAAGATGTTGCTCCTGACATAGCCGCTTGCTTTACATCTCCAGTTCTTAAGAAAGATACTACTGCAGCTATTGCTGCTCCGCCTACTGCACCTTGAGCGAGAGCTTTAGTCTCAAAACCAGGAAGATTTTGAATACCCATTATTTCGCCTAATTTTTCAGCACCAAACTCTGTAACTAAATGCTGTACACCTGCAGTAAGAGCAGCTTCTTCATCACCTCCTAAAGCTAGTACACCTGCTATAGAAGTTGCAGCACCACCAAAACCTCTCCATTTTGTAGCAGCAGCTTTACCTGCATCGTTAAGTGTGCCATCTAAGTTAAAACCATTTACTGCTTTAGCAGCTTTCATAGCATAAGACTCTATAACTTCAGACTTAATAAACTGTGTACCGCCTGCAATAGCAGCTTTTCCTACATCACCAGTAACTGCACCTACTAAGATTGCTGCAGTAAATTCATCGTATAAATCTTTTAGTTCTACACTGTATTCACCATCTTGCATGGTAAATAAATGAGTATTGCCTACTTTTTCTATGGTATTTTTTATATTATCAAAAGGACTAGTAGTTAAATCTTCTCCTGAAACTGTTTTAGTATAATCTATACTCCCATCTTCATTTGTAGCAAAAGTAACGTCTTCTGCCATAGGTGCTCCAAATACTTTTAAAGGGTCGCCTAATCCTTGTTTCATTGCGTTAATACTTATACCGTTTTCGTCTAAAGCACCAGGAACATCAAATACATTAACTGTAGTACCATTTACAGTAATATTACCCATTTCTCTAGTTAAAGTTGCAGGGTCCATGTTTGCTATAGAGTCTATAGTGTCCATTACACTTATAAATTGTTCAGCATGTTGCATAGTTAAAGGGGCTGTGCCATTGGCAGCTCTTGCTTCATTAGTTTCTGCAAGCCATGCACTAGCTCTAGGGTCTGGGGTTTTTAATATATCAGGTAAATCTAAAGTAATATCAGGATCAAAATCATTAAAACTATCTGCCCAATATTTAGCTGTAAAACCTGGTGCAGCCCCTTGTTTAGCATCCTCTCCTGCCATCACGTCACTAAAAGTTCCTAAAGTTGTTAATGCAGCTATTTGGCTTTCACTTAAACCTGAATCTGTAGGAAGAGGTACTGAGGTAGAGCCTAAACCACTAGTATCTGTATAATCTATTGTAGCACGTTCACCAGAACCGCTCATAAATGGGTTAGATATTCTAGGGCTTACATAACCTTCTGGTGGTCTGAAAGAAGATGCTTTTTCTAATGTCTCAACAGGTTGAGTATACTGCATAGTTCTTTGTTCAAAATCTGCACCACTTTCACCAGGAGCAGGGTTTACAGAATAAAAACCTTGTGTTGTATCTACTGTATCTGCACTAGGAATATTATCTACAAAACCTGTAGGTTGTACTGTTTCGTTAGGTAAGACTGGGGATGTAAGGCTTGGTTCTTCGGTTATAGGGGGTAAAGGAGGTATGCCTACTTCTACTTCTCCGCCTTCTTCAAATTTAATTCTTCCTTCAAAGCCTAATGTA